AGTGGGCAACCGCTGGGTTTACAGACGTTGCTTTAAACTTGATTAAATGTCTTAACGGTTTATTTATCCCAGTTATCTACAACAGTGATAAACTTAAGTATCATATCAACTTTTGTGCTCCAGAATACTTTCAATACGGCAATGAACTTGTAATCGGGTATGCCCCTTGGGAGTTCACTAAACTTCCTCAGCGTAAGATCATCAACCTTAACAGGTGCGATGCTGTTTGGGCTACTTCAACATTTGTTCGAGATGTATACATTAAAAATGGAGTGCAGCATGATGTCCAGGTACTTCCTCATGGAGTGTCTAAAGATTGGGATATCAAGGATAGAGAGATTTTAGGAGATTTCTATTTCTTGTTGGATAACGGTGGAGATATCTTCACAGATGTTGTTTACGACACGATTGAAACATTTTTAGATTCGGACTTGCCGGATGGAGTTAAGTTGGTAGTTAAAACAACGCGGAGTTTAAGAAATGTTATCGAGCATCCCAATGTTGTTTATGTCTCAGACTTCTTGTCGTATGAGAAATATCGAGAACTCTACTATAAAAGCCATTGCATGCTTTATCCTTGCAATGGCGAAGGTTTTGGGCTAGTTCCATTCCACGCTGTCGCCACAGGGATGCCGACAATTACTACACATTTAACTGGATGTGCAGACTACAGTGATCATACAATTTGTTGGCCTCATACATGGGAAGAGGCCATTCCAAAAGTGGACGATGGATCTACATTGTATGAGGATGACCTGGGGCTATGGATAGTTCCAGACTATGCAGCTCTCCCAGAGATCTTGCATGATACAGTTGAGAACTACGCCGATTTGAAGCGGAATGCGATTCAGTCGGCAAGAATTCTTCGTTCGTCCGCGACTTGGGATCAGATCACTGATAGCATGATCTCCCTGCTCCAAAAAATCTGAAATTTTCAGGTTGACCTGCGAGTTTGCAATAGCGAAAGAAGACTGAATATGATAGAGTATACTACTCGTCCGAATCCCGATGGACCGGACGAGAATTTTTACCCCCCAGGAGGAACGATGCCCAATACCACTGTTGCCGATAGATTAGTCGAACACAAGGTAGTAGAGCTTAAAGAAGAGAGAACAGAACAAGTAGGTTTTAAGATTAAGTATCCGGCAATGTTTAGTAACAGTGGTTTACAAGGGTATAAAATATTTTTAGACAGATATACTTTGAAGGCTCCGAAGGGGGATCTCGATAACGGAGATCTTGTGTTGGCGATAACCAATAAAGATCCCAAGTGGCCTCAGAAAGAAATTGGGTATATCAGCGATGTCTTCCCCGATACGAAAGAGGCTTCGGTCTGGCTTGGTGATGGGGAGTACATGACTGTTCACTGGGATCTGATCTCCAAACCCCTAGAGTTGCATCCAGATGATGTTAAAAAACGTGTAGCGGATGCTCTTGCTGAGAATGAACCTGAGGAAATTCGGGAACAGGTAGCCGGGGCGTTTGAAGATGTTTTGTTTGATTACTTCATCCCAGGCGGTCGCATCTTGGCTGGCGCTGGGCAGAAGGGGCTAACACTACAAAACTGTTTCGTGCTGCCATCCCCAGATGACTCCCGTGGTGGAATCATGGATAGTGTTAAGGAGATGGCTGAAACTCATTCTAGGGGTGGTGGTGTTGGTGTCAACCTGTCCTCTCTCAGACCTCGCTATTCTAAGGTTGTTGGAGTCAACGGCTCTTCTTCAGGGGCGGTGTCTTGGGGTAAAATGTTCAATCTGTCTACTGGGCTTATCGAGCAGGGTGGATCGCGCAGAGGTGCTACGATGCTGATGATGGATGTGTGGCATCCTGATATTATGGAATTCATTACCGCCAAACAGCACGCTGGAGAATTTGAAAACTCCAACATGAGTGTTTGCATTACTGATGACTTTATGTCTTGTCTGGCTGAGGATGGGGATTGGAATTTAAAATTCCCAGATACAACTGATCCCGAATACGATGCTTTTTGGGAAGGAGATATCAAACAGTGGATTGATATCGGCAAAGATGTTGTTGTATATGAGACGGTAAAAGCTTCTACAATTTGGAATGCAATCATTTCATCGGCATGGGCTTCAGCGGAACCCGGTCTTCATTTTATTGACCGGTCTAACAAGATGAGCAATTCTTGGTACTTTGCTAGACTCCAGGCCACGAATCCATGTGGAGAGCAACCATTAGAGGCTTATGGGGTTTGTACTCTTGGAGCCGTTAATCTTGCTAAATTTGTAGATGAAGATAGAGATGTTCTATGGAATGATTTACGGAGCGTCGTCAGGACAGCGGTTAGAATGCTTGATAATGTGATTGACGCAAACGAGTATCATTTCCCAGAGATTGACATCAACCATCGTGGAAACCGACGAATTGGTTTGGGCGTGATGGGGCTAGCAGAAATGCTGGTAAGAATGGGGCTTAAGTATGGCGATGAAGATGCGGTTTTGTTTACAAATACTTTGTTTGAAACAATAGCCGAAGAATCGTATATGGCTTCTGTTGATCTCGCTAAAGAAAAGGGAGCATTCCCTCGATTTAATGCTGAGAAGTATCTGCAGTCAGGATTTATGCGAGGTATGAGTCCTGAAGTTCGTGCTGCCGTTCAGCAGCATGGAATAAGAAATGTTTGTTTGTTAACCGTTGCTCCAACTGGGACAACGGGTACAATGATGGGAACCAGCACCGGCATTGAGCCGTATTTTGATTGGACTTACTCTAGGCAAAGTCGTTTAGGTGTTCACACGGAAGCCGTTCCTGTCATTAAAGATTTGGGACTCGATTTAGAGGATCTTCCGTCGTATTGCGTTACGACTAGAGATCTTGCTCCAGAGGACCATATTAATATTCAGAGCGTAGCGCAACGATGGGTTGATGCTGCAATTAGCAAAACAACCAACTGTCCATCAGATTATACTATAGATGAGACAGATCGTTTATACCGGCTTGCATATGATAGAGGATGTAAGGGTATTACAATATACAGGGATGGGTCTAGACACGAACAGGTGTTAAACTCCAGTGATGACGTTGAGGCGGAATCATGTAGGATAGATGACCCGGATTGTCAGACATGCGCTCTATGATCTATGGACAAATATGTGGTACAAGAATATATATGCCATGAAACTGGGGAATACGACACAATAGAGTTTAAAGAAGGAACTGTGGCTCCTGAAAGTTACTCTGGGGTATCTGAAATCACCAGGGGTTTGGTTAAATTTGAGCAAATTGATGAAGAAAACGACGTATAGTCGTGCAAATACATCGAAATTGTGATAGTATCTAGGCATGGTTGGTAGAAATTATGTAGATCGCGGCGGGATTTTGATGCCCGACCGCATTTTTGGCATTTGTGCATGGCGATTGCCCAATGGGGAACTACTCATGGACGCAGATCGCAATATCATGTGCGCAGAAGGCTTTGTTGGTGATCCAGTTGTTGAAAGGCAGGTTGCTGAAGCTGCTGCCTACTGGTCTGATAGGGCCGGTGGAAAGGTTCATTGGGTTGAGGGAGCCAGAAAGGTTAGCGATGCCGAGGCCGAAGGCCAAACAGAGCGTCTGCTAGACGGCAAGATTCCTGATCCTATGGAAGACTTCTTTGATCCCACCAAACTGATGCCGGGAGATGGAGGAAGTCATGACTAAATTTGTTGAAGACGAAGAAGAGCAGGTGGTCGAAATCGATGATTTGTCTTACGTTGGTTTTGATGTGGTTAGTAAAAATAGTGATCATTTCAAAAAAATCAATGTCCAGAGTTTGCCCACGAAGGCTAAACGGAGGGCGACCAGGCTAATTAAAAAAGCGATTGAGACTGAGGGGGCCGGAAGTAAGTATGTCGATCCTGAGACAATCGATGGGTATGCTTTATTTGACGTTGTTACCCCTCCGTATGATCTAGAAACTTTAGCTGAATTGTATGAGCAAAGTTCAATACATTATGCTGCCGTAAATGCACGAACTATGAACACTGTAGGTCTTGGATTTCGATTCGATGATAGCGTAAAGGGAAAAAAGAGGTTAGAACGCTCGCAGAATTCAAAATCTAAATTAGAGAGAGTACGGCAGGACATCGACAGATCTAAGAGAAAGATGGAAGAGCTTTTTGATGCCTTTAATATAGACGAGACATTTATCGAGACTATGATTAAAGTTTGGAATGATTATCTTACTGTCGGCAATGGCTATATTGAGATTAGCAGGACTAACTCTGGAAAGATTGGTTACGTGGGACATGTCCCCGCCACTCTAGTTAGGGTGCGACGTAATCGCGATGGGTATATACAGCTTGCGAATACTTCAAAAGTAAATGCCGTGTTCTTTAGGAACTTCCAGGACTTAGAGACCGAAGATCCTCTCGGCAAGGACACTAATCCAAACGAGTTGATTCAGTTTAAATCGTACACTCCGAATAACACATATTATGGAGTACCGCCAGCGGTTCCGGCTGCGGCTGCCATTGTTGGGGACAAGTTCGCAAAAGAATATAATATTGATTATTTTGAAAACAAGGCGATCCCTCGATATGCCATTGTCCTCAAGGGCGCGAAACTGAGTCAGAAATCAAAAGAGCAACTTGTGAATTACTTCCGTCAGGAAGTGAAAGGCAAGCATCATGGAACGTTGATTGTCCCTCTTCCGCCTTCAATGGGCAACGATTCCGATGTAAGGTTTGAAAAGTTGGAGGCAGGAGTTCAGGACTCTTCATTTGATAAATATCGTAAATCAAATAGGGATGAGATTTTGGTCGGTAACCGCGTACCGGCACCAAAGGTTGGCGTCTATGACAATGCCAACCTAGCCGTGTCACGGGATGCCGACAAGACGTTTAAGACTCAAGTTGTGGGACCGGATCAAAAGATCATTGAAAAGCGAATCAATAGAATTGTTAAAGAATATACTGATAATGTAGAATTTAGATTTGAATCTATTGACCTGATCGATGACGATTTGCAATCAAGAATCAATGATAGGTATCTCAGGACTGAGGTAATAACACCCAACGAGGTTAGAGAGACGATGGGTCTAACTCAGAGGAATGAGGGCGATGAGGTCTTGCCATTCCCGTCCAATGTTAAGATGAAGCAACTTGAGATGGATGAAGAGCAGGCTAAAGAAGAGGCCAAAAAACCAGAGGGTGCGCCTGATGGTAATGATAACGCTGAGTCCGGTTCTCCGCCTAAAGCGGGACCGGACAGAGATGGTGGTCAGACCCCTGCGGCGGTCACTGGAGAACGGCGAGAACGTGGGGAAGCGCAAGATGAATAAAGGAGGATACTATGTCTTATAATGGAATGGAATCTGTCGTCTGGTGGGGAACACCGGACGGGTACCAGGACTCTGATGGAGTAATTCAGATTACGGCTGCTGGTGGCGATCATATTTCGATAAGTTGTTTATGGGTATGGAATTCGCATGCGACGACCATCGCTACAATACAATTTGATGGTGGATCAACTGATCAGCGCAGAATTGCGATACCACCTGGTGGCACTACTTATATTGCCATACCTGGGAACCACCACAGTTTTGAAGTCAAGACTACTGCCGTTAACTGTCGCGTATTCGCTACGGGGTCTTAACACAACTTGCGTTTTTACGCAATAAATAGTATATTGATAAATACAGGAGGCGATTATGCAAGATAATACGTTCCATGTGTCTTTTCCTATTGATATGATCAAAACGGAAGAGCGCATTGTAACAGGTGTTGCTACCGCTGATAATATAGATAGTTCTGGCGACATAATCGAGTTTGATGCCTCTGAGAAGGCGTTTAAGGCTTGGCGTGGAAATATTAGAGAAATGCACGCTCCGGTTGCTGTAGGTAAGGCAATCGATTACGAGCCTGTTGATTTAGACATCGACGGTTCTTCTCATAAAGGCATGAGGCTGTCGGCGTTTGTATCCAAGGGTGCCCAGACTACATGGGAAAAAGTCCTGGATGGAACACTATCGGCGTTTTCAGTCGGTGGAAAGATTTTAGAAAAGAAAATAGATGATATATTAAGTAAGAAAATGGGCCGTCCCATTCATCGTATAAGCAAATATGAACTTGGCGAGGTTAGTTTGGTTGATAACCCAGCTAATCCTGCTGCCGTTGTGGAGCTTGTGAAGTCGAATGAGGCCGGAGAACTTTGTTATATGTTAGAAACCGATGAAGATATTATGGAAAATAGTGATGAATCGAACATTAGTTTGCAAAAAGATACAAATTATGATAACGTCTTAACTGTGGAAGATAAGCTCTTTAATGAAAGTGCTGAGGTTTCTGACGCTCTCTCCGTTCAGGAGAAGGTGTCTTTACTTCGACGTTTTGTAAATTGGCTCCACAGTGATATGGAAAATGAAATTTCTGTATCAGATGACATCGAGAAGTTTGAAATAGAAGCTTCTCCTGACTCAAATCAAGATTCCGAAGGAGATGTAGATATGGATATTGATATTCTGAAGGATGCGCTTGGTGCAGTCGTTGATGAGAAGCTTTCCCTCTTTAAAGAGGAACTGAAGTCTGATACTCAGACTTATGTTGATGAAAAGTTGGATTCAGTTGCAAAAAGCGTTGAAGTTGAGGAAGCTGAGGTCGTAGAGGCCGAGGTTGACTCATCTGCTCTTGATGCTGCTGTTGCGAAGTTCCGCGAGGAGCTTGATGGCGCAATGGCTACCATTCAGGAGCAGAAGGATGCTCTTTCTGATGCTTCGGCTAAGATCGAGCAGTTAGAAACTGCCGGCGCTGTGAAAAAGAGCGTCGAAAGCGACGAAGAAATGGTGGAGGATGAGATTATCGCTAAAGATGTCGGGGAACCGGCTTTTTGGGACAACCTCTACCTTCCTCAAGAGCTTATTAAAGCTTTTGGATACGAAAAGTAAAAGGATATAAGGAGGAAGATAATGTCAACTCAGGAAGAAATTCTTGCGAAAGCAAATGAAGTTACTACCAGCGTTGTCGGAAACGCCAGTGGCGGCATTTTAAAGCCGGCTCAGGCCAACCGCTTCATTGATTTTGTCGTTGATCAGTCTACCCTCTTGCAGTCCTCGCGAGTTGTGCGTATGCGGACCCCGCAGATGGAGATCGATAAGCTCTCCATCGGTACGCGCATCATGGCGAAGGCTACTGAGGCTTCTGACACCGGCGCAAACGCTGCTGTTACCTTCACCAAAGTGTCGCTTACTACTGTGAAACTTCGTTTGGATTGGGAGATCAGCACTGAGTCCCTTGAGGACAACATTGCGGGTGATTCTTTAGAGGATCATCTCGCATCAGTGATGGCTCGCCAGACAGCGAATGACCTTGATGACTTGTTCATCAATGGCGATACTACGAGCAGCAATGCTCTACTCAAGAGCCTTGATGGCTTTGTTAAACTTGCACTGGCAAGCGGTTATGTTCTGGATTGTGGGGGCGGCACGCCGATCTCTCGTTCAGTCTATGATCGTTCGCTCCGTAAGATTCCAAGCAAGTACCTACAGCGCCGCAATGACCTTCGGTTCATGTGCGGTCCTCAATTGGTACAGGACACCATTTATCACTTAGGAGATCCGTCTGTTAAGGTTGATGGGAGTGCCGCTGCTGGTGGCACCCCGGTCAACTCTGATATTGGTGGTCGGTACTTCGAGGGTGCTGGTGGTGCAAACGGTGGTCCTGGTGATACAGGCCTGCGTCCGTTTGGTACTCCGGTTCTTGAGGTACCCCTCATGCCGGAAACTGTTGCTGGCGATTACAGTGGGGCCGCGGGTGACCACGGCTACCTAATCATGACATTCCCGCAGAACCATATTATTGGTATTCAGCGTGAGATTGTTGTGTATCGCGAGTTCAAGCCAAAGAAAGACACGATTGAGTACACTCAGTTTACCCGTGTTGCGTCAAACGTCGAAAACTTCGATGCTTACGTAATCACCAAGAATGTTAAGCGCCGCGCCGCTTAAATATAATTGAATAACTGATGAGGGCGAAGGGGCAGTTGAGGAACTGCCCCTCGTCTTCGTTAAAACCAATGTTGGTATCATGAGAGGAGGTATGGTAAGATATAATCATGGCTGATGATAACGTAGTTACTTCCAAATCTATTGAAGATGCGGAAGTCGAAGAACCAAAAGAAGCCGCTCCGGCGGCAGAAAAGAAGGCTCCGGCCAAGAAGGCTCCGGCCAAGAAGGCTGCGTCTTCAAAAGATATTTTAATCAAGATGGAAGGGCCTAGAGGTTATGCCTCAGGTGGACATGATTTCACTCTGGAGCATCCTTTCAAGGCGCTCCCAGAAAAAGAAGCATTACTTTTAATTGCCACTGGCTCGTTTGTCAGGGCAAAAGAATCTGAAGTTAAGGCCTTCTATGAGGAGTAGCAATGGCTGATGATAATGTAGTAGAAGAGGTAGTAGCGGAGGAAGCGCCTAAGGCGCCGTTGTGGAGTCCCAAGGGATCCAATGATGGTGTCTGGGTTAAAATGATTGACGGGCCAACTTCATATAGCATGCAGGGGTATAAATTTACACTGGAAGATCCAGTGCAATGTGTGCCTGCTGATATTGTAAACATGTTGTTGGCAACTGGCAGTTTTGTTAAGACCGCAAGACCTAAATAAGGTTTAGTAATATAAAAAATAGGAGGTTGTAATGGCCGCAATTAGCAATTACTTGGAAAACGAGCTTCTGGATCACGTTCTGAAGAATGCAGCATATTCCAGTCCCACGACTGTATATCTTGCTCTCTACACTTCCAACCCAACAGACGCAGACTCCGGTACTGAATGTTCGGGCGGGTCATATGCCCGTCAGTCTATTACTTTCGGTTCGGTTGCCTCTGGCGGTACGATTTCCAACACTGCAGATATTACGTATACTAGCATGCCTGCCGCTACGGTGACGCATGTTGGTATTCATGATCATGTTAGTGCTGGAAACTTGCTGTTCCACGGTGCGCTTAGTTCGTCTAAGTCAGTGGATGCTGGGGACACATTTAAAATTTCAACAGGCGACTTGGATATTTCGCTCGACTGATCGGGGTGCATTATGACCCTAAAGAGACGAGAATTCGTAGGAGCCGCATCAGAAACAGAATTGTCTGCCGGGATCAACTCATCGGCCACATCCTTTACTGTTGCAAGCGGATCTGGATTTCCTGACGGAAGCGATTATCCGTTTGTAGTGGTATTGGATCGTGGCGCGAATGATGAAGAGAAGGTATTAATCTCTTCAAGGTCCGGTAACGATTTCACTGTTGCCCAGAATATTGGTGGAGTAACCACCGGTCGCGGATTTGACAGCACAACTGCTGCGTCACACGATTCAGCGTCTAAGGTCGGGCATGTTTTAGATGCAACGACTATGACTGACATTAGTCAAACCGTATATGACAATGAAGTGCTATACTGGATGGGGGTAGCTTAGATGGCTCAATTTACTGCTAAAAATATATATCGGGGGCAACCTGGTACTTCTATTGGCACCCTGTATACTGTAACAAATACTAATGATTATTATACTATTGTAAAGAATATTATTGTTTGTAATACTACGAATAGCGCTGCAAATTTTGATTTGCATGCTGTTGCATCTGGCGGAACTGCCGGTGTGACGAATCAGGTGTTCTCTGACTTCGTTGTTCAAGGGGATGAGACTGTATCTATTGATGTTTCTATGGTTCTGGCCAAAAACGAAACGCTACAGGCTCTTCAAGTAACATCTGGAGCTTTGACCCTTACTATCAGCGGAGTGGAGTACACCACGTAATGGCCATTAGACACTTCCCTTCTGCCAAGATTTCCGCATCCACGACCCACTCAGTTAAGACAGAAACAACTGGTGGAGCGCCCACTTCAACGATTGCTGATGGGGCTATTGCTGTTGATACA